TTAATAAAACTAAATCAGAAATTGAACACAGTTAAGAAGGAGCATGAGTTCTTTGAGAAGAATCATGTGTGTCCTACATGCACTCAGGTTTTAACTGAAGAGTTTAGAGGTGAAAAGTTAGAGAGTGGTCAGGCTAAACTAGATGAAATGTATGGTGGGTTTGATGAATTGAATGCAACCATTGATGCAGAAAAGAAAAGACATGATAAGTTTGTTGAGTTATCCACTAAGGTAACAGAAGCAAACGCAGAGATTGCAACATCAAATTATCGTTTGGTAACTATACGCAAGACCATTAAAGAAATTCATGATGAGGTTATGGAACTGGAAGGTTCCAATCCAGATAAGAAAGCAGAGTTTGTTAAGTTAGAAGGTCTTGTAAATGAGAAGAAAGATATAAAGCAAACAACTGCTGACTCTAAGAAGGATCGTGATGTTCTTGGTGCTGCTATTGCATTGTTAAAGGACAGTGGAATTAAGACTAGGATCATCAAGACATACCTTCCTACGATGAACAAGTTGATCAATGAGTATCTTCAACGGATGGATTTTTATGTTAACTTTACCCTTGATGAGAACTTTGATGAGACTATCAAGTCTAGATATAGAGATGTCTTTACGTATGAGTCATTCTCAGAGGGTGAGAAAGCACGTATTGATATCAGCCTATTGCTAACTTGGCGATCTGTTGCTAAGCTTAAGAATAGTGTAGATACAAACCTTTTAATTTTAGATGAAATCTTTGACAGCTCGCTTGACCAATCTGGTGCTTCTGATCTTGGTTGGATCTTACGTAATTTCGACGATAACACTAATGTTTTCGTAATCAGTCATAAGGATCTATTGAATGATAAGTTTGATAGAACTATCAATGTGACCAAAGAAAAGAATTATTCGACAGTACAGGAGACAGTTCACGAAGTGACACATGCACTGGTTGGCTAGCATACTTTTTTGTGTATACTAGGTATATCAAACAAAAGACCAATGACATTCGAGCATCACGCACATCAAAGACAGGAGATCAAAGGCAACCTTGCAAGACTCCTAGCAACAGAGAACCTTATAGTAGAGCATAGGAAAGATATTCCTACTGCATCATTTGATACAGACCGTAGAGTTCTTCAGTTACCACAGTGGGATTATGCTAGTGGTGATGTATATGATATGCTTGTAGGTCATGAGGTAGGACATGCTTTATATACTCCTAACGAAAATTATACAGATCATGTTCAGTGTCCAATGGATTATGTGAATGTCGTTGAAGATGTTCGCATTGAAAAATTAATGAAGCGTAAGTATCCTGGTTTAACAAAGAGTTTCTTTAAAGGATACAGAGAATTGAATCAGAAAGATTTCTTTCAGATCGAAGGTGAAGATGTTGATCAGTTTTTGTTGATTGATCGTATCAACCTACACTATAAGGTTGGTGCTGCTGCCATGATTCCTTTTAATGCTGATGAGTATGGTTTTGTTAAACGTGCAGAACTAACTGAAACATTTGAAGAAGTATGTGCTCTAGCAGGTGAGATCTATGAGTATGCTAAACAGCAACAGAAGCAACAACAAGAAACAGAATCACTAGCAACTCCTGATGGTCAAATGGAATCAGAAGGTGCTGATCAAGGTGAAGAAGATGGAGATTCACAGGCACAACCACAAGGTCAGCAACAAGGTGACACTGAAGATGGTGAAGGTGATAATTCAGATCAGCAATTTGAAACTAGTTCTAGTGGTGGAGCATCCGATGGTGGTGCAGCATCTTCTGGACAAGGTGGTGAAGAAGGTGCAGATTATTCTCGTACACAAAGAGCATTTGATGGTGCTGCTTCACAACTCTCTAGTAACAATGGTTATAACATTAAGTACTTTGAGATTCCAGACAAAGTAAACTTAGATGATCATGTTGTTGACTGGAAAGAAGTACATGAGTGGATCAATTCTAGATTCGCTGAAACACCAGAACCAAGACAGTCTGTAGGTGAAGATGGTACTGTATACTGGAAGCAGATAGGATTAGCAGATGCTGATGCTGAGTACAGTGCTCACAGAAAGGATGCACAGAAGGAAGTTAACTATCTTGTTAAAGAATTCGAATGTAGAAAGTCTGCTGATGCATATGCTCGTGCAACTACTGCTAGAACTGGTGTTCTAGATACTGCCAAGTTACACACCTATAAGTACAACGAAGATCTATTCAGGAAAGTATCAGTTCTACCTGATGGTAAGAATCATGGATTAGTATTCTTACTAGACTGGTCTGGATCAATGTCTGAGCAGTTACATTCAACATATAAGCAGTTGCTTAACTTGACTGCATTCTGCAAGAAGGTTCAGATACCATTCGAGGTATATGCTTTCACTAATGAGTGGAGAGTTGTTGATATGATAAAGAATAATGATCCTAATTCTCGCCAGTACTATTATTATAGGGAAGCAGTAGAAGGATTAGAGTTAGGTAGATTCCATCTTGCAAAGGGTGAGTTTAATATGCTTAACATTCTTTCATCACGTAGCAACAATCGTGAGTATGAGAATCAGTGTAAGAACATTTGGAGAATAACATATGCATACGATAACCATCGTACTGGCAGTTATCAAATTCCAGAAGGTATGAATCTATCTGGTACTCCATTGAACGAAGCAATTGTTATGCTCAACTACATCCTTCCTAAGTTCAAGAAGGACAATGATCTTCAGAAAGTGAATGCAGTTATCCTTACTGATGGTGAAGCATGCTGCTCTGCATATGGAAGGGAGTCTGACAATGAAAGAACTGGTGAAGTAAGAACCTATGCTAGTAAAATAGGTTATGGTAATGCATTACGTGATCGTAAGACTGGTATTGTATACAAGCCACTAACCAATTCATACACTCAGGTAACCAACCAACTACTCCAACAGGTTCGTGACAGAAATCCTGAAGTTAATGTTTTAGGATTCAGAATCATGAGTGGCAGCAGACTCCAAGAGTTTGTGTGCAGATACTCACAGAGTGGTGGTCACTACAGTGAAATCCAGTCACAGTGGAGAAAAAATAAATCTGTCATCGTTCCAAATCCACTTGGATATACTGCTCTCTATGCAATACAGCAAACAGCCCTTGACACTAGCACAGAGTTTGATGTAGAATCTGGAAGTAAGAAGGCAGACATTTCTAGAGCATTCAAAAAAATGCTCAAGTCTAAGTCTTCCAACAAGAAATTGTTGAATTCTTTCATAGGGTATGTTGCTTGACAATTACCCATTTAGGCATTATACTGCCACCAAAGCACAAAATTTGCACAACTTAGACACATGTCTCAGAGAAAACTCAAACAGTTGTGTCCAGAATACGCTACCTACGAAAATCTTCATAACGATAAGATTTTCATAAGTGCGATCAAACGTCAGATGAATCACGATCCGACGAGGACACAACTTAAATTCCAAAAGAAGTGCATCATCGAGTATTTCCAAACCTACTATCCAAATGTAGCAAAGGAAATGACTGATGATGAATGGAAGAACGTTGCCAAAAGGTTTAGTTCTATCTGGCAGTCTGAAAAGAATGTTAGACCAGCACTATATCAGTTTAGGGATCAGCTTCCTAACTTGTTTGGCGATAGTAAGCAGAAGTCTCAAGCATCCATTAACTTTGGAAAAGAGTTTGAGATTTATGGAAATGATCCACTTCCTGTTGAACAACATATTGGTATACCAGTTCAAGGTAAGATCCAATACGAAGAACCTATCAATGATAGAGCACCAGCAACTAGAACCAGACTTAATGATCTAGATGCTTTGGATTTGATGGATCGATATTTCGATAAGGCAAAGGAGGTTCAAGTAACCTTAAAAGATGCCACCACCATCCAGTTCAAGAACTGACACACACCCCCTTCACAGGGGGTTTTTTATTGTTATACTAAGTACATAACAAACAAACAGCAAAATGCCAGCACCAAATCCTTTAACAACTACACAGTTAGTTGGTTACCTATCAGAAAAATACGGTACAGAAATCAATGCAGATCACGTACGTGAAGCAGCATCACACTTTGGGATTGGGTATGCTACAACCACGAAGCGTCTACGTCAGTTCTACGTACAACGTGGTACATGGAATATTGAGAAAGTTAAGCAGCAACTTGAAAAGCAAATCACTTCTCCATCAGTTATTCCAGAGATACAGCAAAACTTAAAACCACAAAAGGATCCAAACTTTGTTCCGTTTGGAAACTTCTCAGATGTTAAGAAAATTATAGCATCGAAACTATTCTATCCTACCTTTATCACTGGACTCTCAGGTAATGGTAAGACTCTATCAGTAGAGCAAGCATGTGCTCAACTAAATAGAGAACTCATTCGTGTAAACATAACCATTGAAACAGACGAAGATGATCTCATCGGTGGATTCAGACTTGTTAATGGTGAAACTGCATGGCACAATGGTCCTGTGGTAGAAGCACTAGAGAGAGGTGCAATTCTTCTTCTAGATGAAGTTGACCTTGCATCAAATAAAATTTTATGTCTTCAGTCTATCCTTGAAGGTAAAGGTGTATTCTTGAAGAAGATCGGTAAGTATGTTGACAGAAAACCAGGCTTCAATGTTATCGCAACTGCTAACACTAAGGGTAAAGGATCTGAGGATGGTAGATTCATCGGTACTAATGTATTGAATGAAGCATTCCTAGAAAGATTCGCTCTAACATTTGAGCAAGAGTATCCTTCGGTTAAGACTGAGCAGAAGATCCTTGAGAAAGTATCTGGTAACTTAGGTGTACTTGACGAGAAGTTCTGTGAGAACCTTGCCAACTGGTCTGATATTATTCGTAGAACATTCAGAGAAGGTGGTATTGACGAGATCATTTCAACTCGTAGATTAGTACACATCATTCGTGCCTTTGCTATCTGGCAAGATCGAATGAAGGCAATCAAGTTATGTGTCAATCGTTTCGATGATGAAACAAAACAATCATTCTTAGATTTGTATGATAAGATTGATGCAGATGTAAACACGGAGGATCCATCAGATGATTAAATCAGGCGATTGTAGGTTCGTAGGCAGTGTCATCTCCCTTAAGGGAGGTGCGTCTGCCAGAGTCCAGAGAGTCCATGATAATAAAATTACTGTGGTACAACTTGACGGAACTCCCAAAGAGTGTTATTATGAAGAGATACAATATGTATGGACACCTTGAAGTATAACGAAGACCAACTCATCAAAGAGATTCATGACTACATCAGTCAAACCTACAGAGGACACTACTCTGCTGGTAATGTACAAACACTTGACCTCATTGATTCTGTAGGAGATGCTGAAGCATTCTGTAGAAGCAATGTTCTGAAATATGCTTCACGATATGATCGTAAAGGATCAGCACGTAAAGACATTATTAAAATTATTCACTATGGAATTCTCCTTCTACACTTCAATGACAAACGAGCAGCAGCAGACGCTGCCTCCACATCTGGTTCCACCTCCTTCACCGTTGACTATGACAAGTAAAGTAAAACTATCACAAAGAACGATTAATGTACTGAAAAATTACAGTACTATCAATTCATCTATTGTTTTCAGAAAAGGAAATGTTATCAGAACAATCAGTAACGCAGAGAACATCCTATCTAAGTACACCTGCGAGGAAAGCTTTCCAGATGACTTCGCTATATATGATCTTAGCCAGTTTCTTTCAGGTATCACTCTGTTTGACAATCCTGAACTGGACTTCATGGGTAAGGATTATGTCACTATCCGTGGCGGTCGTCAGTCTGCTAAGTATTATTTTAGTGACCCTGAGATTACGCTCAAGTCTGCACCAGAAAAGAATGTAAAGTTTCCTGGTGGTGACATCACTTTCTCACTAAGCAATGAAGATAGATTCAAACTCTTCAAGGCAGCAAGTGTATATGGGTTGCCCGATCTAACAATCGATACAACCAAAGAAAAGATTAAACTTATTCTTAGAGATAAGGAGAGTGATACCAGCAACACTTATGAACAAGTTGTTGAGGGTTCATATGATGGTCAACATCAATTGGACATCAAGGTTGAGAACATCAGATTGGTTGAAGGAGATTATTCTGTTAAGGTATCTTCTCAATTGATTTCTGAATGGACTAATCAGGATGATGATCTCACATATTATATTGCATTGGAACCTTGAGTTTAAAATATCCTCATCTCAAAGATTACATTTTCAAAATGAATCTTCTACCAGAGGATGTATGCGATAGTGTAATTAAGAGATTAGAGAAGAAGAACAAGTGGGAAGATCATGGTTGGTATGATGCTGGTGATCAATCTTCATATAGTAAAGGAGACTTTTCTACAGTAAAGAATGATAAGTGTCGCCAAAAGATCTTCCCATATATTAGAGACCTCTGTATTGAATATAACAAAAAGTATTTTGTTAAAGAGAATACCAATTCTGATATTTTCTGGTCAACTACAGGTGATATGAAGTTCAACAAATATGTTGAGGGTGAATCTATTCAACCACACCATGATCATATCCATGATATGTTTGATGGTAACATTAGAGGGATCCCCATCACCAGTCTTATTGGTGTACTTAACGATGATTATGAAGGTGGTAACCTACTATTCTGGAATGAGTATCAACTTGATTTAAAGAAGGGAGATGTCGTAGCTTTCCCTTCTGTGTTTTTATTTCCACATGAAGTCACGACAGTGACTAGTGGTATACGTTATTCTTGGGTTACTTGGTGCGTTTAATGAACAAAGATTTTTTATGGGTCGAAAAATATCGACCAAATGTGATTGATGACTGTATACTCCCACAGACTATCAAGGATGTATTCAAGGGATTCGTCTCTCAAGGCGAATTACCTAATCTACTTCTTACTGGATCTGCTGGTGTCGGTAAGACTACCATCGCCAAAGCATTATGTGATGAGATAGGTGCATCCTACATCATGATCAATGGATCTGATGAGGGTAGATTCTTAGATACTGTTAGAAACAGGATCAGGACATTTGCTTCAACAGTCTCACTGACCTCTGGGGCATCCCACAAGGTTGTTATTATAGATGAAGCAGATAACACAACCAACGATGTCCAACTGTCTCTCAGAACTGCTGTAGAGGAGTTTCACAATAACTGTAGGTTCATATTTACTTGTAATTTTATTAATAAGATTATTGAACCACTACACTCTAGGTGTACAGTTATTGATTTTCGTGTAAAGAATGGACAGACTGTAGCATTACAGGGTCAGTTCTTTGAACGACTTAGAACTATATTAAAATCAGAGAATGTTAAATTTGAAGACAAAGTTCTGGCTAAGCTTATTACTAGGTACTATCCTGATTGGCGTAGGGTTATCAATGAGTGTCAACGCTATGCTGCTAATGGATCCATTGACTCAGCTATTCTCGTTGATGTTGCTGATGTTAATTTTGATCATTTGCTTACGGCTTTAAAGCAGAAAGACTTTAAGACTGTAAAGACTTGGGTGGTACAGCATATGGATAATGATCCTAGCATGGTAATGCGTAAGATTTATGACAATTTATATGGCGTACTCAAACCCAACTCAATACCAGAGGCGGTACTAGTTATCGCAAAGTACATGAGAGATATCTCCAATGTACCAGATCAAGAGATCAATATGCTTGCATGTCTGACTGAAATTATGATGACTTGCGAATTCCAATAAAGTGTGCTAAATTAACATAGCAAGTGGAGTTTCCCAATGACTGAACTAAAGAGACCAAATCCTTACAATGCCCAGAACACTAAAATCACTGAAGACACCACTGCGTTATCCAGGAGGGAAGAGCAGAGCGATAGTAAAGTTGCTGCAATACCTCCCAGACCTTACCCAGGTAAAAGAGTTTCGTGAACCCTTTTTAGGTGGTGGGTCAGTAGCATTAGAAATTACGAAGAGGTATCCTCACATAGAGATCTGGGTCAATGATCTCTATGAACCTCTTGCAAATTTCTGGCAAGTATTACAACATGATGGTGAAAAATTACAAGATGAACTTACACAAATCAAAAAAGAATATCATACTCCCGATCTGGCAAGGGACATCTTTACCAGATCTAAAGAGTATCTGTCCACAGAAGAGACTGAAGACTTCAGTCGTGCTGTCAGTTTTTATATTGTCAATAAGTGCAGTTTTAGTGGTCTCACTGAGTCCTCGTCGTTCTCAAAACAAGCAAGCGAGTCCAACTTCTCCATCAATGGAATTGAAAGACTCATGGAATACTCCGAGCTTATTGAAGGATGGAAAATTACCAACGACACCTACGAATCCCTTCTAACAGATAAGAAGGATGTATTCGTTTATCTTGATCCACCCTACGATATTAAGATTCCTATCTATGGGAAGAGGGGTGCTATGCATAAGTATTTTGATCACGATAAGTTTGCTCACGATTGTGATGATCATACTGCACCTATGCTGATATCATATAACAGCAGTCAGGTAGTACGAGACAGATTCAAAGATTGGAATGCTGCTGAGTTCGATCACACTTACAGCATGCGTACTGTTGGTAACTATATGAAGGAACAACATGAACGTAAAGAACTGGTTCTTTTGAACTACTGAACCAGTTGAAGAACTGGCACATTTTAGTGTCACAACGCACTCCCTTTGCTATAATACATACAGATAACAAAGGTACTAACTATGAGATGCGAAGTGAAACTCTACGTTGCTGGCAGAGTCTATAGTGAGTTTGTCGAAGCACGTGATTATCAAGAGGCACGTCAGGTTGCAGAAGTACGCAATCCACATGCTAAAGTAATGTCTGTAAATGCTGTATTCAAATGAGCAAAACAAATCTACAAGAGAAAATCGATATAGCATTAAAGCGAATCGATGAACTACTTTTGTTAATCGAACACTGGAAGAAACAAGACCAAGAGAAATGATTTTAGTTTTCATAATCGTAGCACTACTGTTTTTTGTTATGGGGTATGGTCTATACTTGACCGTAGGACCAGGCAGAAAAGAACTACGTGACCCAATCGCAGAACATGCTAAGATGCATGAGTTGGGTATAGCACACAAACACGACTGACATGTATCAACTCAAAGATTATCTCTATTCCATCAATCAATCCAAAAAGAATTTGATGGATGGAGATGCTGATGCTGTCAAAAGATATGCACCCTATGTTGTGAATAGATGTTTGTCATCATTCACAGATGCAATTCTTTATGCCAATGAAATGAATAAGTCTGCCCACCTTCCTAAGAAGATGCAGTACGACTTTTATATAAATAGTCTCAAGCCTAGAAAGCGTTTTTCGCCATGGGCACGTAAAGATTCTATTGATTATCTTGACGTAGTTAAAGAGTATTATGGTTATAATGATGATAAAGCTCTGCAAGCACTCAGGATTCTCACCAAGGATCAGATTGAACATATAACATATTCATTGAGAAAGGGTGGAAACAATGAGCGTCGAAACTGAGATCCAGTGGAAACAATCAGACATGATTGAAGTCATGCTGAGTGAACCAGATGATTTTCTAAAAGTGAGGGAGACTCTAACTAGGATAGGAGTAGCATCTCGTAAGGAAAAAAAGATTTATCAATCTTGCCATATTCTACACAAGCAAGGTAAGTATTACATAGTTCATTTTAAAGAACTGTTTGCTTTGGATGGTAAGAAAACTAACTTATCAACAAATGATGTGCAACGTCGTAACAGAATTGTACAGTTACTATCTGATTGGGGATTGATTAAAATCTCTGATAGTAATAAGGTACTCGATTTAGCACCACTCAATCAAATCAAAGTCTTGGCATTCAAAGAGAAGGGTGACTGGACACTAGAAAGCAAGTATAATATTGGTAGAAAGAAAACTGAGACACAATGATTAATGGCAGTAATGATGTCAATGCTCTTGTTATAAAATCAATTAATGGTAAATTACATAGATGGAAAACGTGGGAACCTAAGACACCCTTTGCACCTAATATAGATGCACATGTTTTTTGTGATGAATATCCAGAGATACTTGGTAAAGAATTAAATCTAATAGCAGGTCAGGCTCGTATAGGTCAAGTAGAACAAGCAAAGTTTTTAACTGGTGCTGACTATAAGGATTGGTGGACAAAATATAATGTTTTCTCTTGGGACAATACAATCTTCAAAGTCCTTAGAGATTTAATCTATGACAGTTATGTAGAGTATTGTAATACTCTTGAAGTAGAAGTCTTAGATAGAAAAGATATATGGATTAGAGGATGGTTTGCTAGATTAGAGCAAGGTCATAGCATAGGGATGCACTCACATGCTATACATGAGAATGCATTCGTCAGTGGTAACATGGCATTGCATAAGTTAGAACCATCTACTTATACAGACTATTGGATACCATTGTTTAGTTTATATCATGGGTACTTCAGGGTACTTAATAAACCAGGTGCTGTTACATTCTTTCCTTCATGGTTGCAGCATAGGGTTGATAGAAATCCTAGTTCGAAGGTTCGGTATACCCTAGCTTTCGATCTTTTTAATGAATACAACTTCAAATATATCAGGAAAACCGAAACTTCTGATACGGATCTTGCGAAAATAATCCTGTTGTCAACTAAGTTGTAGTGTGCTTAAATAGTAGTGTCGCCGAAAGGGACACAAACACACTCGCTTAATAAGGAGGACTATCATGGGTAACCTAACAAGGTATCATGCTGCGGATCTACCACAGCTACTAGAAAGAATTAATAAGAACTCCATCGGAATGGAAGATTTTTTCGATGGGTTTTTTAATGCAACAACAGATAACTATCCACCATACAATTTGGTATCTGTAAACAA